CAGCAACACAGTCGTTGTTAAATTTGATAATAGATAATTTCAACAAACAACAAGCAACAAGTGCAAAGAATTATTTGCAGCGCGATTACAGTAAATCAGGCGCTGTTCAACAGATGATGAAGAGAGCAGATCAAGTTAGATCTGGAAAGAAAGCACCACCAAAAGAATACTATTACGATAGACAATCCGGAAAGAGGCTAGAGTACCGTGGAAATTAGGAAACCATACACACGCGAAGCGGTAAGCGTAGACGTAAGCGGCGAAAGCCGCACTAAGCAATCATTTGCCAAAGAGTGTGATATCAATCACATAATGGCGAAATATCAGAAAACGGGTGCGATAACGCACTTCGCCAAACATAGTCCGCAATACGGAATCGCGGATGGCCAGACGTTCCAAGATGCGATGAATCTTGTATGCGAGGCACAAGAGATGTTCAACGATCTGCCGTCGAGCATCAGATCACGCTTTGGAAACGATCCGGCAGCGTTCCTAGATTTTGTCAACGACGAAGGAAATGCGGACGAAATGATCAAGCTAGGCTTGATAGAGAAGACCGGTGAGGTCGCTGCCATTTCCAATGGCACGCCGCAACCGGTCCAAGAGAACGAAACCACTGCTTCGGAGTAAGCAGCCATATGACCCTACTTGATGTCATATGGCTTAGTGACACCAAAAGTCACTAAGTGGAAAAAGAGCACTGGACAAAGTGAGTCCAGTGCGATAAAAAAATAACAGAAAGAGACATACACTTAATATTTATTATGTGTAGTCTCCCATGAAAAGGAGACTTGAGGATGCGCTACAGACGTAAAGTCAACAAAAGAAAATCAAAACGAATGTTTTCAATGACGGCGCAACGTCGTCATAAGAGGAACCGGTTAACCGGTTTGATGCGCGGTGGAATTCGGCTTTAAACCGTGCAGTGTTTTTACCCCATCGACGGCTACTATGGCCGCGGCGGTGCGTTCACCTTATCCCGTAGGGAGTCACCTACGGGTCAAAAAATGTCAGTCCCATGCGGTAAATGTATTGGCTGTCGTCTTCGACACAGCCAGCAATGGGCTACTAGGTGCGTACATGAAGCACAAATTCATACGGAAAAAGGATTAGGAAACAGTTTTATAACGCTCACATATCGAGACGAGCCAGAAGATAAGAGCGTTAACCACGAAGAATTTCAGAGGTTTATGAAAAGGCTTCGGAAAAGAACAGGGAAAAAACTTAGGTATTTTCACTGTGGAGAGTACGGAAAAGTACTCGGGGTTGATGGCTCAACCCCCCTCCCCCACCCCATCGTGGGTGGTCGGGAGGCCTTGGGAAGGCCCCATTATCACGCGATATTGTTTGGAGAAGATTTCGCGGATGACCGGACAGTGTACAGCGTACGCGACGGGACAAAGTTATACACATCAAAGTTTTTAGAAGATGTGTGGGGCCAGGGGTTCGTCACGATCGGAGAAGTGACAACCCAGAGCGCGGGATACGTAGCGCGATATGTAATGAAAAAAGTTGGAGGCGAAATGGCCGAAGACTATTACAAAAAGTTAGAAGGCGGCATTTGGTACAACGTCCGCCCAGAATACACGACCATGTCCAGGCGTCCTGGCATAGGTCAAGAGTGGATAGACAAATACGAGTCAGATGTTTTTCCGAGAGACGAGCTCGTACTCGAGGGTAAGAAAAGGATTGTCCCAAAGTACTACTGGGCTAGATATAAAGAGACAAAACCAGCTGAAGCAGAGTTGGTGCGAAAACGTAGAGTAAAAGCGGCAAAAGCAAGAGCAGAAGACAATAACCTAGAAAGGTTAAGAGTAAAAGAAAAGTGCCTAACAGCACGAGTAACAAAACTAAAAAGAGGGTTGAGCGAATGAAGTACCACATGTTTAGCATATACGACGAGAAAGCAAAGGCATTTTTGCCCCCGTTTATCCTGCCAGAGATTGGCATGGCAACGCGAACTTTCGGGGATTGTGTAAACAGTGAAGAACACCAATTTGGCAAACATCCGTCGGATTACACATTATTTAAAATTGCTGACTTCGACGACGAGACCGGAGAACCAACCACTAATAAAAGCACTATTGGCAATGGAGTTGAATTCATTGCAACAAAAAACGAAAAGGTAATTGAATATGAGTCGTAGACCATCGCACACAACTAATCACACTTTTAGTGAAGTACCATCGGTACAGATACCACGATCGAGTTTTAATAGATCGCACACTGTCAAAACAACGTTTGACAGCGGAAACTTGATACCAATTCTTGTTGATGAGGCGCTGCCAGGCGACACATTCAGAGTCAAGTTGACGGCGTTTAGCCGTATGGCAACACCAATTTATCCAGTGATGGATAATTTGTTTATGGACGTATTCTTCTTTAGCGTCCCAAACAGGTTGTTGTGGGACAACTGGCAAAGGTTTTGCGGAGAGCAAGATGACCCAGGAGACTCTATTGATTACACAGTTCCCGTTTTACACCCGGGAACTACATCAGTGTTTTCAGAAGGATCAATTTTCGATTACATGGGACTGCCAACACAAGTACCCAATGTATTTCAGGCAACAAATTCTTTACCTTTTAGGGCATATAACAGAATTTGGAACGAGTGGTTTAGAGACCAGAACTTGCAAGATTCAGTGATTCAATACACAGGTGATGGACCAGATTACGTACATTTAAATTATGATTTGCTAAAACGCGGCAAGCGTCATGATTATTTTACAAGTGCATTACCATGGCCGCAGAAAGGCACCAGTGTCGATCTACCGCTAGGAACAACAGCACCAGTGCTTGGTAATGCATCAGTGCAACCAACATTCCAAGATTCAGTAGCAACCGGCTTGGGCGGTTTGCAATACACGACAGGTACTGGAAATTTATATGCGTTGAACACAGCAGGTGCAAGCGGTGCAGCATATTTTGCAGACGGTATAAACCAAGGATTAGTGGCAGATTTGTCAGATGCCACAGCAGCAACAATCAATCAGTTGCGTCAAGCGTTTCAAGTTCAAAAATTACTAGAAAGAGACGCGCGCGGAGGCACGCGATATGTCGAAATTATTAAAGCTCATTTTGGAGTTACCACGCCGTCTGCAGGATGGCGCAGCGAGTATCTCGGCGGCGGTTCGCGCATGGTCAACATTAGTCCAATTGCTC